AGAAAAAAGAGGAAAAATCGGAATTAAGTTCTGGAGATATTCAGAAACTTATGAACGATTATGCAAAACTCAAACGTGCTTTCGATAAGACTTCCTCGGAATTGGCTGAAACAAAGAAGTCCTTGAAGGAGAAAATGACAGAACAAGAGATCGCAAGTCAGGAGAAAGCAGAGGCAGAAGCAAAGCGTGAGGAAGAATTTGAGTTCTACAAACGCAAGGACAAGATTCACGAAACCGAAAAGGCATATCTGAAACTCGGATATACCGCTGACGAGGCAGAAAGAATTGCTGTTGCCGAGGCTGATAACGACTTTGAAACCCGGACAAAGATAATGAAAGAGGTAGAAGATCGCAAGGTCAAGGAGTTAGAGGCGAAGTTTTATGCAGATCGCCCTGACGTAAACGCCGGGAGTGGTTCAGATGTAGTTACCAAAGAAAAGTTCGATCAAATGAGTTTGGTCGAGAAATCTAAATTACGCGCAAGCGATCCAGAAGCGTATGAGCGTTTTATTGGACGCAAAGCATAAACAATTCACTATTACCATTAAGGAGGTAAAAAGAAATGGCAGATACCAATATTACAATGCTGTCGGACTTGATTGATCCGCAAGTAATGGCTGACGAGATCAACCTGAAACTTATCAACAAAGTGCGTTTTGCACCGCTGGCAACCATTGACGATACTCTTGTTGGTCGTGATGGCGATGAAATCAGTATGCCTTACTATGGCTACGTTGGCCCAGCCGAGGATGTATCCGAAGCTGGCGCGATCCCGATTCGCAAACTCACAACTGACGTAAAGAAAGTAAAGGTTTCCAAAATTGGTATGGGTATTTCCTACACCGACGAGGCACTTCTTTCTGGACACAACAACAATATCGCAGAGGAAGCAACCAATCAGATCATCACATCTATCGCTGATGGCGTAGATAACAAGTTCCTCGCAGAAATGGCAACCGCAAGCGTTTCTTCCGACGTTCCGAGCAACGGTAGTGTAGCAAACGCTATCATTGACGGTGTTATGCAGTTTGGTGAGGATTTGGATGGCGAGAAGGTACTCGTTGTTCCGACAGACCTTTACGGACGTATCGTTAAGTCTGGTGATTGGATCGCAAACACCGATACGGGTGCAGACATTCTCATTCGTGGATCACAGGGAAGCATCGCCGGATGTCAGGTTGTTATCTCTAACCGTCTGAATGGTCTGTATGAGTACACCGAGGTTGAAACCCCGGATGTTTCAGACATTGGCACATACTACGAAAAGGATATGTTCGCGAAATATACAAAGACAACTGATGTTGCTCTTGATCCGGCAAAGACTTATTACACACGCCAGAGCGTTGTTGGAAAGTCAGCGTTTATCGTTAAGCCGGGCGCACTTCGCCTTGTTCGTAAACGTCAGACGCTTGTTGAGTTTGATCGTGACAAGCAGACACAGACCAACTTCGTATTCGGCTCTGATATTTTCGCACCGTATCTGTACGATCAGACAAAGATTGTGAAGTTGAATCTTCTGTAATCAATAATGGAGGATAAGACCTATGGGAATGATGACACATAGGCATAGACGAGAAAGGGAGGCGAGGTATCTTGCCTCCCTTAAATCCTCTAATGCCAAGCGAGTACAACCGAAAGCAGAAAAGCCAGAGGTTAAGGAAAAAGTTGAAGCACCTGTTGATGAAGTAAAAGACGAGGGTGTGACCTATACAAAGTCTGACATTAACAGAGCAAGCACCGCAACCCTGAAAGAGATTGCAAGTGAAGTTGGAATCGAGGATGCGGAGGAAAAAACTGGTGGCGAGTTGAAGAAACTTATCATCGACAAGTTAGGATTGTGATACTATGAAAGAATATAAAGCGATAGAATACTTTACCGATGCACAAGATGGTGATTATCCGTACATTAAGGGTGATAAATACCCCAGAGAAGGTTATGTACCTTCTGAAATGCGGATAAAGGAACTTTCTACGCCATTTAATTCAAGAAGAATGGCTGTAATTGAGGAAGTAAAGGCAAAGCGTGATACATATAGCGAGGATAACAATGACCGTTGAAGAAATGAAAGCTGCCATAATTGATGAATTGCGCATCGAACTTTCGGGCGATCCATCTTTTTCGGAAGATTTGCTCCGTGTAAAGGTTGATAGCGCGGTTCGCGAAGTCAAAAGAGTGCGTAAATATCCAACGTATTACACGCCGGAGATTATTGAGAGAGATTTATGTGATTTCTTTTCAAACATCAAGGCTATTGCACTTTATGACTACAATCAAATTGGCATCGAAGGTCAATCGGCATCCTCGGAAAACGGAGAAAACCGCACGTTCGTTGATAGAAATACCTTATTCCGAGGCGTAATACCATTTGCAAGGTAAAAGCGTAGTAGGATGGGGGTGGAATAGTTATGTGGGAATCAGTAGAGAGATTAGTTCAAAGTGGTAAAGGGTGGTTTGTTCTGATAATCGTTTGCCTGATTATTTTTGCCGTTCGTCAAGGTTATATGAAGGTAAAGACGGAAAAGATAATGATAGGCAAAGATTGCGGTGAAAGAGAACGTGCAATCCTCAAAAATCAGATTGAATACGCATATTTGATGTGTACCGGGTTCATAAATGAAATACCTAGATTTGATGGGTTTGATGAATTTCAAGCAAAGTATATCATCGAACTATGTTTTGATAAGATTGTCGAATGGATATATTTCAACCATATCGAAGTGAAGAATGGTTATATTGAGAACAAACAGGATATTATCTGGAATCTCATTCAAACGAATGTTTCACATAAGAAACTTTCATCCGGTCAATTCAGAAAGCAAGTCGATGATAAAGTAGAACACATCATAAATCATTTGATTTCTATTCGAGAGGAATACAACTAATGAGAACGTGTAGGAAGAACAAGCAAAGATTGATGTATTCTTTGTATGAGAGTGCAAGTGTGCCGGAAGTCGTTAGAGATCGTGACGGAAATCCGATGCTTGACGATGATGGAAATTTTGTGTATGAAGCTTCCGCAGACGCTATATACGGCGATCCCGTTTCGTTTTTTGGCAATATTGCTTTTCGTTCCGGCGAAGCTGACGGAGAACCCTACGGAATATCCGTTGGCGACTATGATAGCATATTGATTATGAATATTGGGGAGATACCAATTAACGAAACATCACTCATTTTCAAGGAAAGCACCCCGGAATATGATGACGATGGCAGATTACTTCGTGATAGCGCGGATTTCTCGGTTGTAAAAGTTCAACCGTCACTCAATATGGTTGTATACCTATTGAAAAGGATTGTTAAAAATGCGTAAATTGAAAGCCAACCTGTCGGCATCGAGTTTAACGCAACTCGCAAAAGATTTCAAATCATATATTGGATCGTTTGATTACAAGTGTGATTTGATGATAGAAAAGCTAATATCTGCCGGAATCCCTGTTGTAGAATCAACAATGCAAGGATTTAAGGGAGATAGCAGCAGAGCATATAGCTATTATTACGAAATACATCGTAAAGAGAATAGCGCATACGGAAAACTCGTTGTAGAGAATGAGGATATTCTGTTTATCGAGTTTGGTGCTGGTATCTATTGGAATATGAGTGGAGATTCGCACCCGAAAGAAAAAGAGTTTGGCTATGGTGTTGGTACATATCCCGGTCAGACACACGCTTTCGATGATGAAGGATGGTGGTATTGGGATGGTACAAAGCGTATTCATTCGTTTGGTACGCAAGCGGCTATGCCGATACACAACACTTACCTAGAAATGGCAAACCGAGTAATTGATATAGCAAGAGAGGTATTTGGTAATGGATGATTTTTGGTATATGAAGGTTGAAAGCATAGTTTTTGACCGTATCAAGAAAAAATCGGCTGAATACTTGTCAAAATACAAGGATATAAACTTTACTTCGGAAGAATTGGTTAAAGCACCGTCAAAGTTTCCGTGTGTAGAGATTAGGGAATTAGAGGGTAGTGAAAGAGGTCAAACATTAGAAGGGGATGCCGTTTGCGGTTATCTTTCTACGTTTCAGGTAAATGTATATTCAGAAAAGTCAAAGCAAGTCGCTAGGGATGTGATGGAGGAAGTAATCAGCCATTTCAAGAAGGACTTGTGCTTTGATTTGGTCGCTATGCCTATTCACGCTAATATTGGCGATTTACACCGTTATTCTGCTAGATGTAGGAGAATCATAGGGGCAGGCGATAAACTCTAAAATAGGGGCAAAATCGGGGCTTATTTAGCCTCGTTTGCAATACACAAGACAATAAGAACTCCTTGTGGGTTCTTTTTTGTTGCAAATAACATTAAATCCATAAGGAGGTATGAAAAAATGGCAGCAGCTACAACAACCGTACCCGGTATCTCAACTGTTGGTGTTCGTTTGGCGTATTGTGCTGATATGGACACATTTGTTGCGCCGGATGCTTCGGCTATGACACTTCTTACCCGTATCAATCAGACTGGTGACGTTGCTATGGACGTTCAGGAGATTGACGCATCGGCACTTGAAGATTCTGTAACCAAATACATCCCCGGCAGACAAGACCCCGGCGGCGATTTTCAGGTTACGGTCAACCTCACAGACGCAACCATTACCGAGTGGGAAGCGATCAAGGGTACAACAAAGGTATTCGAGGAATATCTTCCGAATTGCAGCAAGGCATTCTGGGTACGCGCAGCCGTACCGCCTGTTATTCCGAAGGGCGAGGGTGGACAGAACTCTCTCAAAACTGTTCAGATCACTCTTACACTTGTTGATGTATTCGGCTATAAGGACAAGGTTACACCGAGCGTGTAATGCTGTTTAGCGATCTAGGGGTTGTCTTTCGAGATAACCCCTTTGTTTTTTTAATACGGGAGGAAACAGAAAATGAAAGAGATCAAGATTGGGAATAAGAAGTATAAACTTCAATTTGGCTACGCTGTAGTAGCAAAAGGTGGAATCGTTAAGAATCTTCTTGAAATGCAAGATATGTTGGATGGCACAGATGGTGATATGTCCAACGTAATTGAGAAGATTATGGGAACGCTTGACGAGTTGCTTTTGGCAGCTTTGCAAAAATACCATTCGAACGAGTTTGGATATAGTATTCGTACCGGGAATGGACACGATGAAGCCTTGGAGAAGGTTGACGATCTTCTCGACAAGTATTTTGAGGATGAAAACAATGATCCGATGGCTCTAATTGCCGATCTTTCGGAAGAATTGGAGAACAACGGTTTTTTACGCCAGCTTCTACGGGGGATGGATCAGACAAACGAGTAATATCAAACGTCTATATATCTTCTGTAGAGTTAAAACGCAAAAGAGATTGGAATTGGGAGTATTACGAGGATGAAGTAATACCGTTTTGTCTGTTTATTACAAAAGGTTACGGGTTTTCGGTAACTGACATAGATAATTCTTGTCCGAAAGAGATTGAGTTTTACGAAAAAGCCTATCAGCAAGAGGTTGAACAGTACGATTTAAGGGCGTGGCTTTCCGGGCGATACACATACGTTGCATTTGCGTCTGTACTTTCACAAGCGTTTGGTAGTAAAAGTTATCGAAACGACAAGAAATCGGAAGGTTATCCAGATAAGCCTTTTTCGCAACAGGCAGAATCTCGCGAAATGACAAAAGAAGAATTTGATGCTTTACCGCAAGAAGAACGGGATCGTGTGTTTATGCAAATGATTGACAGTTCACTTGTAAATGCGGTAGAGAGTTTTAATCGAAAGAAAGAATCAGAGGGTGGCAAAGATGGCTGACGCACAAGTTATAGATCAGTTAGCGATAGAGATTACGTCCAACGTCAAGAATGAAGCGAAATTAAAGCGTTTCTCCGAGGCGTTAGACAATCTCGCCACCGTTTCTCGTCGTGTCAACACGAATAATCTGCAAACAACCGCCTACAATGTGAAGTCGTTTTCTAATGCTTTAAGTGGCATTAAGACCAACGATGTAAAGAATTTTGCCAATGCGATTCATCGTTTATCGCTAATCAAGGCTGATAATGTAGGTGGATTGGACGCTATGGCTAAATCTCTAGTCAATCTTACCAATT